TAGACAGATGATGCCCTCAAGTGTTTTATATCATCGCTATAACTGTAACCTGACCTTCTACACCATCAGCGATGGTAAGTGTTCCAGGTCCATCGGGTGAAGTGATTTTAGTTATTAGAGCAGTCACATTGATAGCACCCGCAGACGTTAAAGTCTGCGTAGTGCCACTCAATACCAGTTTGCTATTTAGAACCACAGAAACTGGAATACCACCAAACAGATTAGCAACAGTCACTTTGTGATCATATGGTGATGTTGCTGGTTTAACAACATACATTAAGTCTGTAGAAACAAGCGTTGACGCTGTTGTTAACGCTGAAAGTTTGCTATCTGCCATTGTTTAATGCCTTATGCGTCTGGGAATTCAATATCATCAGCAGCATCGCTAGATGCAATCGCATTCTTAGAGAGTGCTACAAGAACTTCATACTTCACACGACCAGCGTAGGCACCAGTTCCAACTGTGCGCTGCACCCAACCAGAGTGAGCGGCAGAAGTACCAGTTTCACCAGTACCCTTGGCAGCAGTTGCAGTTGCTTGATCAGCAGATGCTTGGATTTCAAAGTACTGAGCATTGTTGCCTGTAGCACTGATATCAATAACTGTTTCAGTTATATAGGTTAGACCAGTTAGAGTACCAGCAGTAGTTACAATTGCGACAGCAGCTTCAGTCGTTAGAGTAAATCCAGTAACATTTGGTGAGGTTCCAGTTACGGCAGAAACCTTATATGTTGTTCCTGATGTGTATCCAGTAATAGTGCCTGTACCTGCAAGTGTACCAGTAATTGTAAGACGATCACCAACTGCAAGAGTTGATGCACCACAAGTAAACTGACCAGCAGTACCAGAAGTAGCAACAGTGGCAACAAGAGTACCAGTACCAGCTGCTGCCTTAACTTCGAATGCGTTAGCAGTTAGACCAGCAGTGGCAACAAAGTAAGATGTTGCTGTAGTTAAACCAGTAGCAGAAGCGCCACCACCATTGACATACTTAACTTCTTCATTGGCAACTAAACCATGTGCAGTATAAGCAATAGTATCAGTAGCAGCAGTAATTCCAGAAGTAGGAATAACACGGCGAGGTTTCGCAATAGCAACAGTTGGCACAGTTTCATATGACGAACCAGTATTTGTTACTGTGACTGCCGTTACTAATCCACCTGCGATGGAAGCAGTTGCAGCAGCAGATGCTCCGCCACCACCAGAGAAGGTAACTGGAGGAACTTCAAGGTAACGTGCTCCGCCTTGGATCAAAGCAACCGAGGCAACATTGTCACCACCAACACTAATTTCAGTGTTATCAACACCAAAGACTTGAGTTGATTGGAAATCTGTTGTCGAAACCGAAGCAACAGATGTTGGTTTTTCACTAATTGTATATTCTTGAGCAGAGAATACAGTAAGAACTGATCCTGGATTCGCATTAATTACTGTAGCAACTGTGTCGCTGGCAACAGCAATAGCAATCATTTCCTGGTTACCAACACGAACAACATCACCGACTGCAAGAGCAGGATCGAAGTTAGTTCCGTCGCCTGTTAGAGTGCCGCGACCGTAATCTAGACTTAGTGTGAAGGTATGTGAAGCACCTGACCCGTCTGTTGAGGCGATTGCGGTTGGAAAATTATGTAGTGCACCTTCTTCAGTAGCAGCAACCATAAAAGTATCTGTAGTAACATTAGTTACATAATATGTGCTACCAGATGTTAGACCAACAACAGAGGTTCCTCCGCCGTTTGCATATGCAACAGCATCACCAAGTTGGAATGGATGTGCGGCAGAAGTATATACTCCAGCGGCATGTCCAGTTGCACCATTGAATGTGATAGCGGGAGCAGTAAGAGTTACCGTTCCTGCCGATGTCTTATCGTCTTTATTACCCCAAGCTGACATTAATTGTCTCCCTTTTTAAATTTTTGATCTACGTGGTTGAAAAATTCTTTTCGTTTATCTTCACCAAGTTCCGAGGGAGACTTGATGTTATAATGTTCTAGAGCAGCATTGAATGTGTTCTTATAAGACTCATGCATCGACTTTACTGCTTCAATATCTTCTTTAGTTAGTTTCTTAGACTTCTCAATTGTTCTGAGCGCACGGATAGAACTCTTTGCGTCTTTGTTCATCTTATCATACGTCATTGGTTTCTTCGTTGACGCCGATTTACCATCTGCGCTGATGTTGTAATCTCTTTCGCGTTTCCCTCTTAGATAGCGATACGCCATATCAGAAGAGATCTCATCAACCTGCTCGACTTCTTCTTTCATACCAGCATTCAGTTTTTTAGCATGAGCATGTGCAGCCTTGTGCTGGTCAGAAGATGTTTGCTTCGATTGAGAGTCACCATAAGGAAACGATTTGACTACTTTTGATGTCATCAATGCCTGCCCCCCCGCATCTTTTTTACCAGTGGGAATTTTTTCGTTGACATGATGTGCATTATAAGCTGTATGAACAAAATATGTTGCTTCTTCGAGATCGACTTCTTCAGTCTGAGATGCCTTCAAATCTGCAGCAGTTGGTGCGCCTTCGCTTCCAGGTTTACGCATACGCTCACCTGAACCACCCTTAATGCGCTTACGCTTGGCATGAATGTTATCCCACAGTCCACGCTTTTCTTCGATTGTTTCTTCGTTGGTTTCTTTAGTGGGCGAAAACTTCTTTACTGCGGATTTTGCAGCAATAGATCCAGCGGCACCAGACATAACGCGAGTAGCAACACCAGCACCTGCGTTTTTAGCAAGTTTTGATGCAATCATTCTACCTGCTACCCCTGCTAATGCGGCATATTCATTTACAGTTTCTTCGCTCATCTCGCCTTGCATATAGTTGCTGGCGGTTGAGATGTAATCTTCTGCCAAAGTAATCTTCGACTGAACCCACTCAGGAAGATTGGTGTCATCGGAAAGCATATCATGCATACGTTGCGAGTTAGCAATGATTGACTTCAGTTGACCCATTGCCATGTCACCTTCGTAGTCATACTCTGTCTTTTCTTTTGCTTCCTTGATATTAATTCTTTTGTTCTTACCATGATGCCATCTAATACCAGATTTCCATTCATCCGCCGAAATACCCTTTGGGTGCTTTTCACTTTTCTTTGAACCGTGCATCTGAGAATGGGTATACCAGCCATCATCTTCTTCGTCAAGCATATTTTTGCCCAACTTAGTACGTACTGCTTTCGCTAACTTCGATGCATCGACACCGAAGTCCTTGGCAGCAGACATAACATGACTCTTACGAATGTTATCACCATAACGTTTGGTCAGGTGAGCAACGATAGGAGCATTTTCGTCGAGTTCAGTTTCTTCAGTAGCATAACCCTTAGCACCAGCACGAGCACGATTGAAGATGGCATCGTCACCAAGAACAATAAACATCATCGAGTTAATGAAGTTTGCCATGACATCACGCTCAGCACCCTGAAGTGTCATACCACCCTGTACCTTGACAATTGCCTTGCGAAGAATCGGAATGGTATTCGCTGGCATCAGACCAGCGCGAACTAGTTGCTGAAGACGACCATCTAAATCTTGCGATTCAGCAATGACAGTATCTCTGATTGTTCTTTCTAGACTCATTTGATATTCCTCTAATCTTTTCTATATTTATATTATTTTGAGGTCGCTCGTAGCATCCACGCATGTTTTGCATGAATATCTAGACGTTCTTCAATAAGATTTACAAGACCCCGATTACCGTCTGCATCAGCAAGTTTATGTGCCGTATTTAATGCTTCAATTACGGAAACATTAGCATCGATAAGATCTGCAACCATCCCCGAAACATCAACGCCGTAAATATTTGACTCTTTAACTGTAGTTGTAGATGCCAACTCAGTCATATTATATGGGGCATAGTCATCTAGTGCACGAATCTGTTCAGCGATAACATCTACTGCAGCGAACAATTCCAAATAAAGATTTGAAAAGAAATCATGCAACTGAGAGAAGTCTTTACCTTCTACGTTCCAGTGATGACCATGCGCTTTGAAATACATCGCAAAAGTATTTGCGAATACGATCTTCATTGATGTTACCAACTCGTCCATGTTAACAATTCCACTTTCTTAATGCTAATGCTTTACGAGTCGGGCGACCCTTTTCGTCTTTCATTGGACCTTCTACACCAGACATTCTAGCACAGAAACTCTTACGACGACCTGCTGCTTTACTACCTGCCTTTAACTTAGAAGGAGGAGTAGTTACAGGTGCCTGTAGATTACCACCAGACTGTCTATTATAGTGGTCACGACCCTTTTGAGTCAACCCACCAGTAGAGGACTTGTGCCCCTTACCGTCAACTGCTGCTTCTTTGATGCAAGAACCCTTCTCACATGCTTTAGTTCCTGGTTTACGTTTGTAACCAGTCCAACAAGTGCACCCAGTCTTTTCTGTTTCAACGACAAATTCTGCGAAAGAATGCATTACCTTTTCTTTCTTTTATTTCTATTGTTGATTCTATTACGATCGATCATACGTTCTTTTTGCTGAAGACGAAGGGAAAGTCTACCGACCATCGGTGCCATGCGCTTTACCATTCCTTCTAATCTTGTCTTCTCAGAAGCAGAAAGCGAAGAACGATCACGCCCACGAAGAACTCTACTATAAACCATATTACGAGCAGCACGAACGGATCTCGACTTAATACGATCAGGAGTTGCAACACGCTTCAGCGCCATGTTTCTTGCAAGATTACGACGACCCTTTGTTCTCATCATATTGAAACGCTTCTTCAGACGACCTTGTGGAGTAATACCTTCAGCGATATCCTCATCAGAATCTTCGTAGTTCAGATCTTCGTAATCATAATAGTCAATCAGATCTTCCCACTCAGCGTTTTCGATTTCAGCAGTAACATCATTTTCGATTGCGAGCATATCATATTCGTCGTGACGATCGTCGCTATTGTAGTCCATCATATCATCGCGAACTGGTGGAGTTGGATAGTTTGCTGGACTGATGGAATCTGTGTTAGGTTTTTCCTGACTAAAGTCAGCAAATTGTTCGTGAATTGCTTTGAGGAAATCGTCGTGTGACTTATGTGCACGCTTGACTAGCGATTCTTTTTCGATCGAAGACTTCAAACCATGGTACTTGTTCATAAACTTGTCATGATGATTAGGAGCAATTTCGTGCTCTTTACCATCATAGAACTTTACCTTGGCATTAATCGACTGAGACTTGTGCAGTTGGTGGACCAGATTCTTAGGGACATCTGCTTCTGCTGCTTTTTTCTTAGCGACATTTTTCTTTGCTTTAGCGATTGCCTTTGGATCCGAAAGAACCTTTTGGATTTTTGCTCTAAAATTTTGGCGAGCAATAGCACCCCTTGCGGAAATTTCTGAGAGAGTTTCTTCTTTCTGAATACCACCATTATACCGTGTCGGGACACCATCGTAACGAGGATCGAATGTTGGAATCTTTTTCGCAGCAAGACCTTCTTGTCCAGGAGTCATAGCAGCATACTTCTGGCGGAGAGCATCAGTTCCCCATTCGTTGCTCTTGCCGAGTTCTTCTTTAACCTGACCATCGTGTTCCGAATCAAGACTTTTGAATCCAGATTTAACACCATGATGAAATCCAGTCGCTTGATAATCTTTCTTAAATTTATACGCAGCGCCTTTATCAGAAGCGTAGTGTAATTCACCGCCCCATCCCTTTAGGTGCTTTTTAAACTCTGGTGAGTTGTGATCCTTACTATCGCCCTTGACGTGAACAGAGTAGACCTTACCCTCAACTTCTTCTTTGACTGTCTTTAGACCACTGCGCAGTTCCTCTGCTTTCTTGCGTTGCCTTTCTGCAACAGCATCCCGAGATCGTTTGATGCTGGCGTTGCGTCTGTCAATAGAATCTTGGTGTTGTTTAGCATAAGGATTGGCGTTGCGAGAAGCTTGGTATGCAGCAGAAGGTTGGTATGCTGCTGCTTCTTCGACTTCTTCTGCATCACATTGACCACAGCACTCTGGAGTTCCGCAATTGTCGTGTTCAGTTTCTTCAGGTAAACCTTTTTTGCGTCTTTGAGCAGCAGTGAAATGATCAGGTGTTCCAGTATCTGGATCCATCTTTAGTTTCGCACCTGCTTTTTTTGCAACTGCCGCATTCTTAACGGCTGCTTCCTTGACCGAATTCATCGCCTTGCGTGCGAGGTGCTTGGCAACGTTCTTAATCTCGTTGCCATACTTGTCCTTACGCTTCTCGCTAGACTTACGAGTTGGGTTTTTAGGATCTTCTTTCCAAGGTGGTGAATCGGTCATAATTGGGGTATACTCTCCAGTCGTTTCCTATATTTATAATAATTACTGCTTGTATTTAAAATCGCACATCAAACGAGTTGGATATCCATCAGTACCTTGAGAGTCTCGAATGTTCAATTTAAATTCATACTTAGGACTGACAATCACAATGTCAATTCTCTTACCTTTACCAGTCTTACCACCATAGTAGATAGTTTGCGACATAACATTTGCTGCTTGCTGCATATAGATGGAATCGACTTTATATGACTTAATTTTTCCAGGAAATTTATGGACAACGTGGTATCCATATCCAATACCAGATTCCAACAGAGTCTCTAGTGCGAGACGATTAGGGGAAGTTACTGTTACTGTTTCACTTGTACCAGTTCCGTTAAAGATATCGCAGAATTTCTTATGATCAATTTTAAATAGATCTAATAGTGCCTGACCATCTTTATTGGAGATAGAACCTGATTGAATTTCTTTTTTGGTAAGAATAGTTTTAACACCAACATTAAAGAACGTAACAGTGTTTTGGAATTTCAAACTGAGAAATAATGTCTGTGCAATATTATTCTTATCTTTCCATGTCACAGTAACATCGGTAACTGCTTCGCCAATATCATTACCCGTTCCTTTGGTATTAGATAATTTAATTCCACCAATAAATGAAAGAGGTCGTTTGGTATTATCTCCACCGACTGCCTGCGCCTTGAAATTAGAACCCTCTCCAATACCATAAGTTTTATCTAAACCTTCAATGGTTTCTAGAATCATTCTATCAATACCAACAGTCTCGCCTTCTCGCCAGTCCATCAATGCTTGGGTGAATTGATCTTCGAAAGCATTGCCGCGATTTTTAGCACCTCTGTTGCCAGCAGACCCATCTCCAAATTTTACTTTAAATGGTTGTGTAACACCTGACTGAGTTAAGATTTGCTGTTCAGTAAGAGAACCCTTGATAGCGCGAACAACATTGATTTTTGGCACATCGAGATTGATATTAATAGGTTTATCGATCTTCGGATATTTTTTACGCAGAAAATTAAATACTGCTTTACAATTGTCGCGATACGTTTGGTTGTGTTTGTAACCTGTCAGAGTCGAATCAATATCCTTCTCTGAAGATGGAAAAAAATCATACGGCATTACTTCTTTTTCTTTTCTTTCGCCATCGCGTCAACTGCTTCCTTGTTCTCGTTTATCCAACGTTGAAGTTCCGTTAGTTGGACCGAGTTGGATTGGCAGATGGCGTAGTTGCGGATGATTCCGATGAGGGCATCAGTGTCTTTAATTGCTGAGGGGGACGCATCAGAACTTCTGGTGGCGTCGGCATCACTGGCACTGGCACTAATGTCGTGCGTGAACACCCAGCCGTTAGACATAACAGACTGACTAGGAACATTGTCTTTAGCGGCATCAACATAAACATATTCTTTCTCTCTAATTGTGTTTGTTCTATCAACATATTCAGTAACTACATTATTACTAATCTCTGAATTCTTTCTCTCTAGTTCTGCAACTTGTTCACTTGCTCTAGCAGAGAATCTAGCAAGTTCTGCATCAGCATAAGCAGATCCCTTCATGTATCCATAAACAAAAACACCAAGTATTAAGGCAGCACCTGCTAGTAACTTATATGGTAATGGGATCATACCGAACATATTTAATTCCTTATTCTTCTTCAGATTTCTTAGTTGGTTTCTTAGGAGCGAACTTCTCAACTCCAGTAATACCAAGAGTACCGATAACAATATACATTACACCGTTAAAGATAAACTCTTCAATGGTGAAGTCCCAGAATAGATTTGCAATGTAACCGATAGCAATAAGTAGAGTAGCAACAACTGCTACCATGCGCTTAGAGGACGGATTGCCATTTTCTGACATCATATCTTTAATGTATGTTAGAAATTTACCCATGGGTTATTACCTTTTTAATTTGACTTTACCAGCAAGAATTCCAACCCTTGAACGATCCATAATGCTTTTTGATTCTGCATCGGAGAAGTTGGAACCGAGATGATGTTTGTATGTCTTTTCGTCGCCTGATGCTGCTGCGTTGCGCATCTTTGTTCCTGACATACCATGTGAACGGTTTTCGTCTTTTGGATAATGGATTTCTACTCTATGTGGTTTCTCACCATTAAGTTCGGGAATCTTACCAGATTCAATTGAGTTCTTTAGACGTTCCGCCATTTCCTTGCGATCGTGTCCGAAGTGAAGATGTAATACTTTCTTTGGACCGCTCAACGAATGAAATGCACGACCTACCGTTTGACCAGCAGACTTTTCGACCTTGAATTCAGCAGCACCGTTTGACTGTTTATTGGCAATATGTTCTCTTTCTTTATCAGAAAACACATCTGACTTACCAGACAAACCAACATGCTTCTTACCAGCACCCATTCCGCCAACAACATCAATATGATGACCCATATGAGTATGAGGGGATGCCCCCATAAATGCTACGTGAGCATGCTGTTCTGCTTCTTCCTCAATGTATGATTCGTTAGCACGATCACTAACACCGAGATGACTGCGTAGATGCTCGAGAGCAGAACCGTGGTCCATACCTTTCTTGGTAGCAACACCTGCTTTAAACTTGTCATATATTTCTTGGTGTTGTGACTTTGGAATATGCTTCTTGATTAATTCTGCCACACCCTTAAATGAATCAATCTTTTTGTGTTCTGCAGTAGCACCAAATAGTTGTTTCGATATCTCATCTGGATGCTGCACACCAATATCTTTATCGTCTGTTCTAGAACGAAGACCATGTGAGATCGAAAACTTATGAGTCGATCCTGCTGCTGCATTGATAAGCATCTTGTGATGCACACCTTTAATACCTGCCTTGGTATCTTCCCAGTTAGAAGAATGTAGGAACCTATCAGTTTCAGATCCTGGATTATGCACACCTTCGAAGTCGAATTGATGGTGTTCACCATTCTCGTGGCGCATTACTGCAGAGATTTCGTTACCGTGTTTCTTAGTTCCTGCTACGGTATAGTTACCAAATTTCTTACCTGTTGCTAGAGTTGATGCTAGTTTGTCTTTATGATCGTGACTGACCTGAACGTCGACATCGCCGACATGTGGTTTATATCTAGCAAATTCGTGGTCGTCAATATGATTTCCCATGAAATCACGCGAAGAACCTGAATAGACGTGACCTGTCTTCAGGTGAGTTTTATCTGCACCAAACAGATGTTCGCCATGCTCTTTGTGAAACGCATCGTGTACTTTACTCAGCGCTGTGTGAACATCTGTTCTGCGCACTGCTCTGGTATCATGTTGGATTGGAAATGGAGCAGCAGAAGTTTCTTGCCCCTTTGGTCCAACTTTGATATTTCCACCCTCGTTTAGAAAGAACTTAAAACTTTTCATTATTTTTTCCAAACGATAGAGTAGAAGAAGATTTCGCTTCTTTGAATTTTGGATTGATTGCCTTGAAGCGAGTCGCCTCTGGGTTAGCAGGTGATGGGTGAACAACCAATCCTTCAGTACCAGATCCAAATTTGTTCTTGATTTTCTTTTCGCCAAGATGCGCAGAAACCTTAGCACTAACACGCTTTTTGATGTTATTAAACTTTTCAATCTCAGCGAGTTTTGCTTGTTTGTTCTTAGGAACTGTTCTGGTATTGATCAACTCATGATTGAGTTTATGGAAATCTGCTACTTCATCCTTGACATCGACATGCGATGGCGTGTGCTTAATAATATCATGATCGAATTTTATATTATCATCCGACAAATTGTTCTTAAAGTGTTCAGGATCGTGTTGCTGATTCGTCGGCATCTTAGAGTGAATGATAAATGAACCTTGCTTACCCATTCCCTTCGTGGAATAGGAAGTATGAACAAACTTCACTTCATCTTTCTTATCTCCAGGACGAGCGAGCGAGCGATTAAATGCTTCGCCGCTGACAGCAACTTCGCCATGCTTCTCATAATGTTTTGCCAGATGATTCTGCAGTGCGCTGTTTGAGTGTAGAGCATCGTGGAACTTAGACATTGCTGTTGGACCAGTAGGATCATATTCCTTACCAGTCTCAGATGCTCTGCGTTTTGCTCGTTCAATATGTCCTGCACCAGTTCTAATTCGATCGCTACCAGAACCTGAGTGTTGTGTGTAGAATCCATTTTCGTCATGCCCAAACTTAAACGTTTGACCATCGGTCTTTTCAGTTACATGATGGATGTGGACTTTACCGCCTTGAGTAGTTTTCTCAAACTCATGCGTAGACAGCGACGGAGTTTGTCCACCTGCAGGTGTCGGTGAGGAATGCAGGTGTGGGAGACCCTGTCGGATAGATGCTTCAGAGAGATATTGGGTAAATGATAACATGGGATTCCTGTTCAAAGTATCTCTCTATTTATAATAAAAATGCCTACGTTACTCCGACTTTTACTATGTTTTCTCGCTAAGAGAATGTGTTTACTACGGGTACACCGTTGGTAATCGGTAGGCAATCACCGTTAGTATTTATTAAAACACTTTTTTCCAAGGGAAGTTTATACGAGATGGAACTCTTTCTATTGTATTTGGATCAAATTTTCTTGTATAGAATATCATCTTCTCATCATCATATACTGGGATGGTAGCAGTATCATCAATGACCCCCTTTCTACCACCACGACGACAAGTAAGAACCACCCAGTCAAGATTTACTTTTTCACTTATATCGGCAAGTCTGCCTAAGAATTCTCGGTCACCAAAATGAAATGGAACCCACGATTCATCATAACCCTCAGATTCCACAAACAGTTTCTTTGAGATAACAAACTGATTGAGTGCAACATAGGGATCACCGCGACCTTTGTAGCGAGCATTAATCTCATACAATTTCAGAGGATCAAGTTCTTCTGTTTGCAATCTGCGCAGTTCAGAGGGTTGGATTGTATAATCAATATCAAGGAACAACAACCACTCAGTATTAGCAAGCATGGCACCAAGATTGCGGCAACCATGACTGTTGAATCCAATATCCTTGGTGACTTTATATACTGAGAGATCTATGTTGTCTGAAAATGTAACACCCCGAAAGACTTCCTCGGCGGGAACCTCTTGGGATCCATCGTCGATTAGGATAATCTTGATCGGGGTGTTGTAAACGTTCCATCTCTCGATTTGTGTCTCGAGAAGTGTTCGGTCGTTATAGTAAGTATGGATTATTGTGAATTGGTTCATCCAACGATCTGTTGGAGTTCCGCACTTGCATCAATTTCGGTTAGATCGATGGCGGGAAATTCAACCTGCTCAGTTAGACTATACTGAAGATACTCATTATGAGTAAGATTCTGATCCAGATACAGTTGCCACCCCGAGAGAGTTTCGTGGAACTGCTTAGTATGAGTTTCGATAAGGTGGCGTTTTGATTCACATGCCTTGCCGAGTTCTTCGAGAGTTGGTTCAGCGGTGAACCGAGCAATGACATATTCCTTGGCACCAACTGTTTTCCAAAGTGGCATATCATCAGTCGCAGAGTTTGCCCAGAGGGAGGTCGTTACAACCAACTTGAGATTTAGTTCTTCATTAGTTACTTCAGTCATATTCATTCCTTAAAAAATGGTGATACCAGTAGGATTCGAACCTACGACCTAGAGCTTAGAAGGCTCTTGCTCTATCCAGCTGAGCTATGGCACCAATGGGTATTTAGGCACGGATTTTATATTCACGAAACAAAACTGACTTCGCAAAATCTTCCTCGAAATTAGGATGACGTTCAGCGTAGGCAATTTTTCGCTCGGCGATTGGAACTTCTTTCAGAGCCTGACACTTCTCGTTACGATCATCAGAACGTTGAGCGATCAGGTTCAAAATAAAAAGATTATATTGGTGACCAACCCAAGCGCCATTGGCATTAAATTTATTATAATTAAAAACACCCTTACCGATTTTAGCATTACCGTCATCGTAAAAAATAGCCATGTTCAATTTCCTTTCATTGAGTATTACTTATACCGCACTTGAAAGGAAAAGTCAAGTGTTTTTTATCGAACATCTACCTTTTCTGGAAAGTCAAACCAACCAGTAGCGATATACTTATTTCCGACAAGATCACGTGCTGCGCGATGAGAATGAGTATATGCTGCTGGCCAAATAAGCAAAGTTCCTGCCTCTGGTTTAATTGCTAGGTCTTGGTATTTAAACTCGGTCTTGCCACCTTCATCCACAGTGTTTAGATATAACATCCAGACACCAAACCTACCTCTGTGTTTCCCAGAACCCTGTTCAGAATGCCATACATGAAACCCTCCACCAGTTTCTGATTTCTGAAATTTCCATCCAGGATTGAAGACTTCTAAGAATGCTCGACCAGCAGCGCCATACTGCTTGTTGTACTGTCTCCAACCAGCATGGACTGCATCAATAACAGAATCTTCGGATGATTTCAAAGAACCATATCTACCAGTAAAGATGTTCCAGTCTGTTCTGGATGCATCATCTGATAAAATGCAGGAATCACCTGGATCTGGACGAAAGATGATATCGTCCATTCTGTCACAGACTTGCTGACACTTTTCGATGCTTAGAGCATTAGGGTATGATTCGATAAAATTCATTAGAAGTTAAACTTTGACATGTCTCGTTGACGTTGACCGATTGTGGTTTTCTCGAACACTGGTAGATCGTCTTGACCTGAATCCATAATTCCCTTTTGGGCAGATTCTTCTAAATCATACAGACGCATCTTACCACGATCGATACCAACCATGAACCTCTTATTTAGTCCTGGATCATTGTAGCGATTTTTCAACTGCTTGACCATTAGTTGCCCCATTTTCTCGAGTTCTTCAGTAGAGATGAGAGCAAACATCAAGTCGGCAGTTGCTGGCAGACCGAAAGACTCAGAAGTATCAGTAATATCGACATCACTGTTAGCATAACCACCACGAGTTGTTTGAGTGGCAGACATAATAGGAAGATCAAACTCGACCGCAAACCCACGAAGTTCTTCAGCAATCGCTTTCACATATGTGTATGAGTTTACACCTGCTCCTGGCTTGAACCTACTCGACGCACAGATGTTAAGATAATCGACGAACACAATATCTGGAGCAAAGTTGCGCTTCAACATCAACTCATTTAGTAGTGCCTTGAAATGTCCAACGTGCGCACTGGCAGTGGGATATTCCTTAACAATCAACTTACCCTCAGTTTTATTTCGAATTTTCTCGATACGATTGTCGAACATAGACTTAGAAAGATCCTTCAACTCACCAATGTTTACATTCATCATGTTTGCATCGATACGTTCAGCAATCTTTTCTTCACTCATTTCTAGAGTGATATAAAGAACATTCTTACCCTGTGCCAATGCTCCTGCTGCCATATGACACATAAACAAAGACTTACCAACACCAGTACCAGCGAGTGCGATATTCAGAGTCTTATTGGGAAGTCCACCATCAGTAATCTTATTAAACATTTCAAGATCGAATGGCAGTTTATTTTCTTTGCGATGATAGAATTCGAATCGAGCATCAGAATTGAGAAGATAATCGTGACCAACGTTATTATCGAAACAAATCCCGAGTGCTTCCTGTAGAATGGAAGGGATACCATCCTGAGAATGCTCTTTGTCTCCGCCATCAATAATCTGAATAGACTTCATGATTGCATTATAGACTGCTTTGTCCTTACAGAACTTCTCAGTTTCCTCGAGCAACCAACTAGAATTAACTTCGAGATCTGAATCCATTTGAGTCAATTTCTCGTTTAGATTCTTAAACTCATTTTCATTTACAGTAGTATCATTTTGTGCGGCAATCTCAATCGCCTCAATAGTTGGGAGAGAATTATACTTGACAATGAACGCATTCATGTAGTTGAACAGTTTACGTTCAGAACTATCATGGAAATATTCATCACGCAAGAAAGGAATAATCTTGCGAGTATAATCTTCGTCCGAGAACATTTTACTTAGAATTATTGTCTCAATCTTCTTCAACAATGTTTATATCCTCAAAATCAGGGTCATATTCAGCGCAAATCTTTTCACAGCATGGTTCACAAACGTATGTCTCGAAAGGAATACCATTTTCTTCACCATGCAAACAGAGTGCGGGATCGTTTTTTATATCGATCCCGCATCCACAAGAGTTACAGGTTTTCGTAGTCTTCCGAAATATCTTCGTCAGAAATGTCCACATTTTCATTCTCCATCATTTGTCCACCTGCCATACGATAGCGACCTTCAATCCAATCAGCGAATGTCTTATCAGTAAGGACTGGCAACCAGAATTCCTTGTTATATGTATCATTCAGGCGATACTTCTTTTCTTCATCAACTCGCTGATACCAACCATTACTAGGTTTAACCACGTGACCAGACTCAAGCGCCATGTCAAGTAGACCAGACCACTTACTGATACCACCTTCAAAGGTAACTTCAATTGGGATCTTTGACTTCTCACGAACGTAACGAGACTTCTCAACGTTGATGATAAAGTTGTAACCAACAACCTCAGTTCCAGTCTTTTCCTGCTGACGACCGATGATGAAGATGTTATCAGCGGAGTAGTAGATGCCCGTACCACCAGAGACGATTGCCTTGGGGAACATACCAATTTCCATATAAGTGTGATTGACCACGACCATAGGAATATCCTTGATGGTAAGATGTGGAGTAATCATACGGAACAGCGACTTCATCTGCTTAGCACGAGTCATATCTGCAACCGACTTACCATCTAGGGCATCATCAACTTCTTTCTTAGAAGCAAGGTTACCAACCGAGTCAACAACAATCATGACACGATCCTTGCGTTCAAGTTCATTGACTTGCTTCATGATATCATGCTTCAACTGCTCAATGTCAGTAATAGGAGTATGAATAACCTTGTTGGTATCAATACCAAAGTTCTCAAAGTAGGACTGCGGAGCACCAAACTCCGAGTCATAAAACAAGACAACACCATCGTCATACTTATCCAAGAAACTCTTGACTAGCATCATCGCGAATGCAGTCTTAAAGTGCTTCGATGGACCAGCGAAGATGGTCAATCCTGGCGTTAGACCACCGTCCAACTTACCCGAAAGCGCAACGTTCAGCGCAGGAACTGCAGTCTGAATTAGATCCTTCGTACTAAACAACTTACTCTCAGAGAGAACATTAGTCTCTTTGATAGTGCTGTTCTTTTTAATTCTATCAATCAAATCGCTCATGTAAATAAATCCTCCAGTGATGCGGTTACTTCGGTCTTCCAACCAAGACCTTCGATAATTTGTTTAATTGGTTCCAAGAAACTCTTCTCGAACATTGTATTATAATCTATATACCTATCTAAGTCAAGCTCTTTTGGAATCTTTCCAATAAAAGCAATGCAATTTTCTCGAATATGATTCGGTTCTTTCAAGTAGAGAAACTTAATCTTTTCTCCCTCTTGAATGAGTTCATATTTCTTATCTAGTTTATTCTTACGCAAAAGGTGGTTATACATTAACGCACCTCGAACATGCATAGGTGTTCCCTTGGCATAAATGTCTGCACCAGAAGTATACTTCATAAGACCATTCACACCACGAGGAAATGCAATTTGTTCTGGTTCAAACTTATTGAACAACATGCGAGTGTGCGCAATAAAACCCTGAAGAGTTTTCTCGTCGGTGGTCAGTGCTAGTCTTACTGCTTCTTTGAGACTTTCACGAACAGGTGCTGGAGTCGAGGAACGAACGATTTCGAGACCCATGACTTTGAGTTTTGGATCTTTGTATCGGACGCCTTCGTTATCGTATACATTGAGTGCATACCTTTTCTTCGCAACCCAGAGACCACGTTCTGCGATTGCCTCGCGTTTGAATATAATTTTCTTTTGAAATGCGTTCGTGTAGTCCGCAAGTTGATCGCAACTTTGGTTGATTGCCTCTGTGATTTTCTCTTCGCAGATTTTATCGAGAACGTCAATGAGTTTATCGCGTGATAGATTGCCATAATACTTACGAACAAGAGGGTCCAAGGAAATATAACAAGAATCAGTATCACTGTAGAAAGAGTAGTTGTGTCCATTTGT